GGAAAATCCTACTTCTGGTGTAAAGCCACCTGTAGCAGTGTATCCGCCTAATGATTCAAATCCTGCCATTATTTACTACCTTTACATAATTAGATTTTGAGTGCAGATACTATTATATTATTGATATGCTTTTAACTTAAGTTCTTTTCCCTTTTTATTTAAAGCTTCTATTGCTGCAGATGGATGTAATACACCTACAGTAATACCATTGTTAGCTTCAGATAACACAGACTGTACCACATCTACTGGCATACCTTTATTGATAGCCTCTGTGTATGCATTTATTAAACCAGCTTTAATAGGTGCATCATATGAGTCTACTCTCCACCAGCTTGCTGGGTCTAAGCCAGTAATAAAGGAATCTGCTTCTTTCTTAGCAGTTGCTTTTACAGCCGCATCTAGATTAGCAGTTGCTAGTCTAGTTTCTTGAGCTGTTTTACTATCTAACAACGATTGATCTACACCAAGATTAGCGCGTATGCCTTGTAAAATAGCACTGCTTAATAATTGCACCAGTACTATCTCTTTGTACTGAGCTTTCTACAGCATCTGCTGAATACTTAGCTAACGCTGCATTTACTATATCAGTACTAGCAATCTCTTTGTTTAGTTTAGTAAGTTGTGCTTTTGATAATTGAGAACTTGCATTACTAGCCCCTGCACTTGCATTTGCTGAATTTTGTTGTGCTTGAGCAGTAGCCAATTCTGCTTGTATTTTCTTAGGCAAATATTCTAAATTGATTTTACCGCTATCAATATCTTGTTGGATTTTTATTAAATTATTGGAATAAAGAGTATCAGCCTGACTATCTGTAACTACTTTTCTAGCTCTATTTAATCCAGTGTCTATAAGAGCTTCTTCGCCAATACGATATTGTTGATCATTGGCTTTAGTTTCTTGACCAAACTTAGCAGCACCTTGTAATGCATCAGCTCTTTGTTGCATAATTTGATTCAATTTAAGTACATCAGCATCTTGACCTGCATTAGCAATTACATTTGCTCTATCAGATTCTAATGAACCAATACTATTAAGCCCCATAGCCGCTTTAATCGCTGCATTGGTATCTCTATCAACAAACTGTTGTCCAAACCTGTCAAAAGCTCCTGTAAGCCCTTTGACACTACTCTGTAGTGCTTCATTAGCACCAGCAGATATAGCAGCAGCACCTCTGAAATCTGGTGCAGCAACATCTCTCCATGTAATAGCCATAATACTTATATCCTTTAATTAGTTATTACAATGTTATACAGCCGCACCATTGACTTTGTTTTTAGCCATGTATGTATCAAGTGACTCATAGTTACCTGCAGCATTATTATCACCTGTACCGCCTATACGAGCTCTCTGACGGTCTTCTAATTGACTGTTAATCATCTTAGCTTGGTTTGCAAAGTTAGCATTGAATGCATTCTTTGAAAACTTAAATTGGTCTTTAGCAAGTCCAAATTGTTTAGCTGCATTATATGCAGACCAAAGAGAACCTGCACCTTGAGCTAATCCACTCAAAGTACTCATGGTATCCTTGTTTAACCAATCTAGATTCATAGATGGAGTGTTTCCTCCAAATATTGATTTTAACCAAGAGTCGCCTGAATTACCTGTAGCATTATCAAGAATACTACTACCATTAAATGCTTCCCCAATGGAAGTATTCCATGACGGGGCGTCAGTATATGTTTCAGATATTCGATCTAAATAAGAAGGATTTGGAGAGTATTTTGAAATACTTGAAAAGTTTGGAGCAATTTCTCCATTGTTATATTGAGCCATAATATGTTATCCGTTATATACGTATTCGTTGTGTGATCCTACTTCATTTAATTCATTAAATGTTGGTAGACTTAGCGATACACTTACAAATATAGAAGTATAGTCTAATGACGCAACTCCCGGATTCGTATTCAGTGTTCTATTAAAGTAAGCAGTAGGTGATTCCTCTGGGTTAAAGTAACTATATTGCCTTACTATAGACAATGGATCAAATGAATCTTCTCTACTATTATCTAGTAAATCTTGTGCAGCTTCAAGCTCTGCTGTTTTTTCTTTAACTGTTTTTAGGAAGTCACCTACATCTTCCATTAATTCTTTCATATCTATTGCAACTAAATTGTTGAATTGATCTGAAATCATTGTTACTGCATTGAGTAGATTTTCTGCCCAAGTAGGTTCTGCTAATGTAGCTGAGTTCTGTGAAAACACACCTACTTTAAAATGGTACATTCCATACACGGCAGCAATTACTGCAAATATACCACCTATCTCTCCTAGTTTTTTCAAGCCATAACTGACAGCTATAGATACTGCTAGTTGGGTAACCACTTGAGTAAGTGTCATTGTGGATAACTGAGCTAAAGCTGCAGTTAATCCACCAGCAGATACTACAGATACTACAACCATAACTATGATGCTAAATATCTTATTACCTAATAGACCTCCAAAGAATCCACCTGTTTTTACTTTTTGTACATTAGTCCAATAAATAAGAATTGATGCAGATTCCATTAATATTTTGGATTCATCAATGCCAGAAAACGACTTAACTATGTCATAAGCAACTGGTATGAAAAATGAACCTGTAGAAAGAGTACTGTTTACTTTCCAATAAGTAACTCCTGCAATAACAGTTCTATGGGTTAATCCAAATACCTGAATAGTTTCTATTTCTGTTGCAGATATCTGTTTTTCTATTATTATGTAACTACGTTCATATGTTCTGCCAAGACCTAGCCCAGCATACGCAGACATACCACCACCGCTAATATTGGTATTTACTACAGTACCTACTGGAAGTATAACTTTAGTAAGCTTGACCTTATTTATCTTACCAATTACTCTTTTAGAAATGAATCTATTAATTCCACTATAAGATATTTTTACATTAAATTCAGCATCTGATATAGATATAGTTTTACTAGCTGGCATTACATCATCAACTTTACTAGGCAATACTGTTTTTGGTAGGGCATCAAAAAGTATATTAGAATTTTCTGTATATTCTTCTTTCCAATACTTAAACCAATACTCTTTACCTTCCTCTAGCGTTGTATTTATATTTAATGCAAACAAAAAGAATGCTTCATCAATATCTCTAGTATCACTACCAAGACCTTTAGTAAGGTCATTCATAGTCATACCTACTTTTTTTAACATCTTATTGCCTGTAATGAATAAAGGCGATGTAGGAGAATCTTTTAGATTAGCTCTATTTCTTCTGAAAGGAACAATAGGATAATACTGACTTTCGTACTTATAACTTGATGTATTAGAAAGAATTGGATAAGTATTTAGATTACTTGAGTAATTCCATAGATATATTTTTTTAGGTAGAGTTAGGTCATTGTCTTTTGTATATTCAACATGATAACTTAGACCATCAATATCTAATGGAATATCTATAGAAAAGTAACTGTAAACAGTTACTTGTTGCGTTGAACCAAACATACCACCCATTCCCATTGATCCATCATAGCTAGTATTAGTAACGTAAATTACTTTAGGGCTATGAGAAAATTTCATAGATAGGGTAGTGCCATCATTAGAAGCACCAGCCAATTTAACTGGTTTAACGCCGCTAGGTGGGTTTGCTAATTCATTTGTTAGGTAATTCCAGCCATAGGTTTTTTGACAGTATTCTGCAGCGTATCTAGCATAGTCTGGTTCAGACACATCTGCATATACAATAGTTACTGGAGTACCTACTAATTCATCTAACACTACTTTTACATTAGTAGGATTAACATACCCAAATGATTTATCGCCTTCTGGTAATCCATTTGTATAAAACTGTTTGCCGTAGGATAAGTATTTAGCAACTCTACTATTGAAACCATTTAAATGAGCTGCAGTAAGACTTTCAGTCAAAGGTGTTGACTGAAATATCGAACTAATCATGGTGTCTTTAATTACATTAGCTTTTTCTTTAAATATAGGGCTAAGTACTAAGCCACCTGAATATACTTTTTTTGATCCGCTGAATAATCCCATTAGGTATTATGCACCTATACCTGTTATTGCTTTAGTTATTACTTTATTTATCTCTACATTAGTTAGACCAGAACCTGCAGGGTTCTCTGCTTCGTCTGTAGCGCGTCTTGCAGCCCATGAGTCTGACATAATCTTAGCAAGCTTTTGTTCAGCATCTCTAGCAAAGCCATTTGTTTGAGCTGTATATAGAGATTTTTGTTTACCAATAATACCTGATACAGATACGCCATCTACAGTATCTTTATATTGAGCTTCTTCTGTAAATTTCTTAGTTTTAAGCAGTGCAGTTTCTGCATCGGACTTTTCTTGTTGTCTAATCAAGTTAGTAGCTGTAATAACTGCATTTGCAGTATTTTGTATTACACCAAGTCTTTCTGCATCAATTCGTGCAGTATCTGCAATTATTTTTAAGCGTTCTTCTGTAAGTATTAAACCTTGCAATGTAGCATTTGCTACATTCTTATCAATAAGACTAATCTCTGAAGTTGTTTTTTCAATTTCTTTATTAAGAGCAGTAAGTTGTAAATTAATTAATGCTGTTTCTGCATCTAGTTTTAATGCTTCTTTTGCAAGTAATCCTGTTTCTGCAATTACTTTATCTCTCTGAGCTAGTATTAACTCTGCTTGAGCACTTGCTTCTTGTTTACCTAATTCAAATGCAATAGCTTGTTGCATTGCATTACCCATTAGTCCTAAGTAAACATTAGCATAATCTGTACCTCTAATTCTAGATTCAGACCACTGTTCTTCTAATCGTTTAGTAAAAGATTCGGTGATTCTATCAAATGAACCAGTACCATTAAGGTCAACGGTAGTTACATTGTCTATAGTAATTTGAGTCATTCAGATTATGCCTTTGTTTATTTATAGTTACTACTTATCAATAGATTGGTTCATTGCTTGTCGTTGAGCTAACTCTTCTAATTCTTTCAATGTAAGAGCTGGCATTACTTCAATATTAAACTCTTTAATCAGTTTGCCTTTACGAAGCTTAGTACCATCTTTAGCTACTTCTGTTACGAATATCTGACACTGACGTTCACGCATAACACCTAGAATCATTTCTGGCACATGCCAACCTTCTTCATTATTAAAAGGTACAAATTTCTTAATTGTACCAACTGCACTATTACTTACTGTGAATACTTCACCTTGCCAATCTTTCTTAGCAGGATTCATACATGCAACCCGTACCCTAACTAGTGCATTAGCTTCCTTGTTTAAACGCATTTTAACTTGCGCTTCTGTTTCTTTAGCGGCAGTAGCTGCTTTTCCTTTAACAGGCTCTTCTGAAGCCTCCGGCTTATCTGATAGAGCATTTTCTACAGCTAGTTTTAATTTCTCTAATCCAATACTAGGATGAAACTTAACACCTAGCATAGTAGCTCTATTTTTAAGGACTTCTAACTCAGATGGTAGTTCTTCCATTAAATCATTATTAATTGATGTACCTGTATTCATTTTGATTCCTTCTTTTTATGAAGAGGGTGAGACCTCTATTGGTATTAAAACTACTCCCCAATAGTGAGGAGTAGTTGTTTTATACTAAAGCTCTATTACACTTCAGCAACTGTATTACATACTGCAATCCACTCAGGGCGTAAAGCCATGAAGCCATAGTACCATTTAATTGACATAAGACCTGTTTCACCAAATGGATCAGCTGTAGTAACCATAGCTTCACCTGGTTTTTTATGTACAATTTTAAATTTAACAGACTTACCATCAGTTTGGAAACCAATAGTAGTGAATGAACCTGAACCTACACACAACATAGGGAACACGTCATACTTGTCACCTGTAGAACGATAACCAGCATTACTTGCACCTACTTGAGCACCAGCACCTGCCCAATGTAACATTTCAGGAACTACAACAATTTTGAATTGATCAATTTGACCAATTTCACCTGTTAATGTATCACCAGCAGAAGCGTATTTTTCAACACCAATAAATGCTTGGTTATTGAACAAATCTTTCATTGCTTTAACTAATGGAATCAATTCAGAGCCAATATATAAAACACGAGCACTTGGCAATGTTTTAGTATCAACCATACGGCTACCAGTAATTACTTTAGTTGATTTAGGGCAACGGTTGTTATCCAAATCAATAGACAAACGCATTAAGTCTGCGTAGTCAATTAAAGATACTGAACCGGTTTCACCAGATACAGTTGCTTTAGTAGTAGCAGAACCACCAAAACGTACAACACCTGCAGCATTCAATAAGTCAATTTGTAGCAAGTCTTCTGTGATTTCATTAGCACCACGAAGCATCTCACGATTGATATGCATTTCAAGTTCTTCATCTGTATCAAAGTCCATAGACTCTTGTGTATATTCATCGAAGAAACCATATTTAGCAATAGTACCTTCTAATTCGATACGTTTGAAACCAACACGGTTTACACGACCACCTGACTCTGACAATACAGGCATTTTACCTACTAAAGTACCGATATCTTTACTTGAGCCATATAATGCTCCAGAGCCTAGTGTAACTTCAGCACCTACCTCTAATGCAACTACTGCAGCAGATTTAGTTGAGTTCAAGTATTTAATGTTGTTTTTAGTTAAGGTAATTGTAGCTAAACCACTACCACCTGAACCATCAGCACCAGCAGTTGCAACTGTTTCTGCAGAACCATTGTTGTTAATGTTGTCATTAATAGCTGCTGCGGCTGCTGCTTTACCAGCGTTAGCTACTGCAAGAGTTAATGAAGGGAATGACACAAAGCGTTGTGTTGTAGTAATAACTACACCAGCAGCGTCAATACCTTGATCGTTGATATTACGATCATCTAACAAAGGCATGTAGTGGAAGCGTTTAATAGTTTTACCCATGTTTTTAGGCATAGATTCTACGTCAGCTAAACTACCGAAGTATTGTTCTTTCTTGATTTCAATCAGAGCCTTCTTCTGATAGTAATCTGTACGAATTTGCGTACCAACCTCTGAAGGTGAACCACCTTTAGGGTTGTTATATGTAATATGATCAGCCATTTGTATTTCCTTATAAATTAATAATTATTTGAATTTAGAAAGAGACATCTTTTCAAATTCTTCATCTGACAAAGATAAAGGATTGAATTCTGAACTAACACTAGTTGGTGTTACTGTTCTAGATGGACTTGCCGCTTTCTTTCTATCTTTAAGCTTAGGATCGGGCTGTTGCACATTAACTTTAGGTTGCGTTAATACATTGGCATTAGGTTGGGTATTTGGTTTAGTATCAAATCCACCTCTAGCGTGTATTGCATCTCCTACATATTTATATGCTTCCAAGTCCGAAAGACCTGTTAAGCGACCTAACATACGCTCGCTTTCAATTACTGAACTAATTTTAGCGTAGATGCCTGTGGCAACATGCTCATTGATTGTCTTAATAAGTGAAGGAGTTGCTAACAGAACCTTCTTACTTGAATCATCCATCTTATTGCTTATGATATCAATTGTGTCTTTAAATGAAGCACTATCACGAATCTCGTCTAGTACTGCATCAAGTTCCACTTCATTATCATTTACAGTGTAAGTATTTGGTCTGTATTCAGTAGGGTTTTCTGTGTCTATTTCTAGTGGGTCTATCCCACTTTCTTTCACTAACTTCTTAATAGCATCTGGATTCTTTTTACTTAAATCAATTAAGTAGGAAAGGCTAGATTCATCCATTAAGCCGTTATTTTCGAGCATCTTAACAATTTTCATAACTGGTTTCAATCCAGCCATCTTCTTGTTATAGTTTGCTCCCATCATCATTAGAGCAATAGCGTCATCGACACTATCCACTTTAATTTCTTTACCATTAGCTCTAAATGGAGCTAATATTCTTTCATATTCTGCTTTGTAATCTACACTAGTAGATTCAGTAGAATCTTTAGTATCTAGCAGCTCTTCCTTTTCGGAGTCTTGCTTGGTGTCTTCATTGGTTTCTTTTCCTGCTTCGCCATCTGTATCTCCAGTATCTTCATTAGATTCTGAATCGTCAGAATCAGAATCAGTATCAGCGTCTTCTACAGCATCCTCTGCCGCATCTAAATCAGCGTCTGAGGTACTTGTATCAGTTTCACTAGTAGAATCGTTCTGAGGCTCTTCTTGCACATCTGGAGGGATGTTCATATTGAGCATCTCTTCATCTGTCATATTTAGAATGTCTTTAGCCATATTACTCACCTAATTGCTCAGTAAGCAACTCTTGTAGGGTCGCTTCATCACTAGCAATAGCATTTTCTGCCATAGTACCTAATTGAACCAAAGACGACAAGTACTGACGTAAGTATCCAATCCCTATAATAGACTTATCAATTTGAGTCTGACTTTCTTCTGTTTGATAGTGCATATCTGCTTTTAGTAGTACAAGCCTACTTGCTTCCTCTTTAAAGTATCCTTCTGTAATTACTTTTTTAAAACTAGGATTCTTTAGTAAAGCTTCAACAGCTCGTTTTCGTGCAACTACTTGCTTTGCATCTTCAATGTTTAATTCTATTTGCTCAATTTGATCATTACTCATTGCTCTGTCCTCTTTATGAGTTAGTTAAATAATGGATTTTACTGCGGTCAGTTAATCCTTACCGATACCTATCCTTTTATTAAATAGATTCTCAGTAATCTTGTTACGACTCTCTGCATTTTTAAGTGCCAGATTGCCTCGTGCTTGTGCTTCAATACTATTTATAGCACGTTCATGCTTAGTACCTGTTTCTGTTTCAACAAAGTCTAAGTCTTTTAAATCTGCTTCACTACTTAAATTACGTGCTTTAGCTGCTTCTGTCTCTGCTTTAGCTTGGTCTAATATACCATTAGCATTATTCTCATTTGCTTTAGCTTGCTCATTAGCAATCTGTGCTTTGAGTAATTCTATTTCTAGTGCAGCTTTCTCCTGTTGTATTGGGTCAGGTTGTGGCTGGTAGTTTTCTATGCTTTTAGCTAAGTCAGGCATCTTACGTAATCTAGCTATATCTACTAATATCATCTTAGACAAAGCAGGATCCATATTATTACCCATAGTCTGTAGCATGAAAGCTAGTTCTTCTGCTTTATGTTCGTCAGCTTCTATAGTAGAAATAGATAACGTAATATCTACATTACCTTGAAGGTCATCTTTTTTGACCTCAACAAATGATTCATTTGTAATACGAACTACTTCAATGTCATCCAGGAATTCTGAATTCATCTCTATAATCTTACGACCAATATCTTTGATACCTTCTGCAAGTCTACGTAATATACCTAGTTCACGTTTAGAAGCTGCATCTAATGCACCTCTAACGCTTGTAGCAGAACTTCCTAAACCAGCACCTGTAATACCACCAGAGAATGCTTTAACGCCTGTTAGAGACTCTGCATCAGCATTCTGATGTTGTAGTAATATCTGAGCAGACTGAGGAATCTCAGGGAATGTATGCATGAAGAATGCTTGTCTTGGGTCTACAGTAGGATTAAATTCATAATCCATACCTTTATCAAACTTACGCCTATTAGTTACATCTAGAGCATCTTTACGAATACCCATTTGACCATTAGCACTGCGACCTAATATGTCAATCATACCTCGTGTTACTGCACCAATAATCTTTTGATTATCTTCTAGTAATTCACCATCTGGTTCACCATAAATAGAACGAGTAACTGGTAAATAGGGTACAACTACAAATGGTAGTTTTTGATTAGGAAATGGATTCTCTTCTGACCTAATTAATACATCACCAACCCAAGTAGAAACAATAGCTGTAAGTGTGTTATCTCCGGTTACATCTCTATATCCCCAATACTCATGAGCAACAATCTTTTTTCTTGCTTTGTCTGTGAAATTAAATGATGTATCGTTTGATGCAGATGAATGGTCTGGTTGACCTAATATAGTATTGCCTTCTATATTAATCTTGTCTAAATCATAATATTTACCCTCTGCTTCTAATTCAGCAATAGAGGTTTCAAAACTATGAATAATAAATTTGGCTTTACTAATGTCACCTAGACATGAAGGGTCAATACTAATATTTCTATAATCACAAATATCAACAGTAGGTTGATTTTTAACAGTTCTAACTTGTTTCTGTTTATGTGAACCAACTTTAATACCTTTGTAAGGTATGCCTGTAGCTATTGATTGTTGTAAAGCACCTTTAATTTCTTCTGGAGTATTGAGTTCAAATAAGTTAGGGTCTGCTTGAAATGCTTCATTAGCATCCTGAAGTAATTTAATATTCTCATCTGAAGTATCTTCAACGTATTGAAAATCATCAACTTCTATTTCACGTTCTTCTTCAGCAAAATCCCAACCTACTCTAACTACAACAGTACCTTCATTAACAGCAGTACGTACATACTCATCAATAAATTTGATTTTATTAATCTTTGAATTGAATTGGCTATTTAATACTAAGCCATTCTGAATAGCTGCTGTCTTATCTTCATAAGTAACAGGTGCTGTATTAAATAAATCATCTGTACTAAGGAATGGTTCACTTAATGAAGCATACCGCCACTCTGCTTGTTTACGAATAAGCATAGGTGCTACAGAAGACCTTCCTGCTATCTTAGGAGGCTTCGCTGAACCTGTCATATACAAATTATCAAGCCATCTGTTTACGTCAGTTACATGAGCATCTTTGCTTTGTTTGCTGTCTTCATAGTCTTGCTTTAATTCTGCTACAGTAGGAGGTTTCTTCCACTTTGTAGCTTTGTTTTTTGGAGTAATACTTTCTAATCCAGATTCCTCTACGTCATCTGTTTCAGTATTTTCAATTTCTGTATCTTCATACTCATTTAAATCATCTGACATAGACTATCCTAATATACCCGTAGCATCATTGGAATTGCATTAACTTGTGTTTTACCATTCTCTACGGTTGTAATTTTACAAGTAAGTCTAAACTTACCTACTTTATTTGTAGCTACCTTAATTGTAGCTTCATTACCTACTAGAAAATTATCAGAAGATGTAACGCCACTAGGATACACCCAGCTAACACTAGTCAATGTATCTTCTTCTGCAGTTAACCACTGAGTTATATCTATTGCGTAATAGAGGTCATCTCCTACATTTGCATCAGGAAAATGAGTTCCATCTACAGACTCGTAAGAATATTTTTTAATCATTATGCGCCTGTATCACCTGTGATTTGTAAAGTAACACCATCTGCATTAACAGCAGTAGTTCCTGCAGATACTATAAGTTTAAGCCAAACAGCTTTATGACTACCGTTAGCTAAATTACCTATAGTCAACGCATTAGATGTACCAGTTAATGCAGTAAAAGTAATACCTGTTGGGGCAGTAGTTTCATTTGGAATAACTTGTTCAGTAGAATTGATTGCACTAGTACCTAGACCTATTTCAATAGTTGTACTAACCGATGGGGTATTACTAGCCATATATATTTTGGTATTTTCTAAAGTAATAGACCCATTAGTATTCTTAACGTATACACATTTATAAAATGTTTTACCTAGCAATGCGTCATCGCTATTTACTTTAGAAAATACATTGTGAAGTGTATTACTTACTATTTCTGTAGCAGTAATCGCACCACCTAATCCAGAAGTAGTATTGAACAGTTTTATTTCTGATTCGAGAATTGGCATACAATTTCCTAATGGTTAATTACTACTTTCCTGCTTATTGCAGGAAGTTTTACTTTTAAATGAGTAGTTGTTATTTGTATAGGTGCATCTACATTGTATGTAATACTGCAAGACACCTGCAATGATTGCCCTATATCATATATTAAAAGACTATTTTTAGTTACTTTAGTTAAAATATTGTAAGGTATTATAGTAGTATTTACTACTTTACCTGTTATAGCATTTTCAATATCGTATTCTTTTGTGACAGCATTTTTCAGTGCATACAGAATATCTACTGCAGAGCTAACACTATTCAATACGTCATAAGATACACCTATAGACTTAGAAATAGTTGTCGTGGCTCCGCCAAGTGCAGTACCAAGTATTACATTACCTAAAGTATCTGTTCCGAATGACATTCTATATCCAATTGTAATAGTCAGATGATCGTTTAGGAGAACCAAGCATAGTAGATTGATATCTTAATCCTACTGTCAGTAATCCTGCATCTGCTCCATACGTATCGTTTACATGAGTGGCATCTCTGAATACTCTAGCAAGTATTACTGTTTCTGGATCAGAACTAGCTATCTTATTTGCATCTAGAAATTCAACTGCATGATGATTGCCTATTACTAATGAAGATGCTTGCTCTACATAAGCTGTAGTTACTGAAGTAAAGTTATCTACTCCAACTCTAGCCAATGAATATTCAATGCCCCAACGAACAGTACCTGAACCAGTAGTTGTAGGTTCCCAGTGTATTACTGGATACATAAATGAACTAGGTTGTATGTCATTAGGAATAACAAAAGTCATACCTATTGACTCTACAACCGTAGCATCAAATACTGGTACTTGTATACCACCCACAATAGCTGCTGAACCCGGCGCTGTGTACCCTACAACAGGCGAAGTAATATTAGCTGCATAAATAGTATTCCATACTGGATCATGCGTTAATAGAGCCTTTGTAGTAGGCATTACAGATACCACTGCAGTACCTGTAAGTGTAATAGGTGATGGGCTACTAGAAGTGTATGCACCATTTACTAGAGTCTCAAATACTACATCTCTAGTAATAGTATTACCTGCAGCAATATATGTACCTAAACCATTCTCTCTATTATTACCCTCTATGATTGAATAGAACACTTTGTCATTATTAGCAAATACTGCAGAGAATCTGATAAAGCTTTGTACTACATCAGTAAGTACTAAAGCACCTGTTCCTGATGTTGATGTATTCTGTCTAACCCAATTAGCTATATTCATTAGTAATCCTAGTTATTTATATGTATTGAATCTAAATACAGTCAATATCTTATTCTTAATTAAATCACCGAATGTATTAGCAGTAGGTGAAGCTGGTAAAGTAGTATCCATTAGTGTAGTAACAATTTCTGTAGGTGTACCTAATGACATTAGTTTATCATTTTGTTCTGTACTTAGGGAAGCACCGCCTCCACCTAAACCATCTGTAGGTAAACTATTAACTAATACTACGTTAGCTTGTATAGGCGTTGCAATAGCTGCAGTTAATACTCCAGAGATAATATCTGTCTTATCTCCTGCAGTTATTCCAGATCCTCCTGCAGTATTTACAGTTTGTAAACCAGCAGAGTTAGAAGCGCGAACAGATACTTGGTTAAGATTAAGTACGTCTGGTATGTTGTTATTTGAACCAACGAGGTTGACAGCATATAAGCCATCTTCAAATGTTACTGTGTAGCCGTTGATAATCTCAATCACTCGTGCATAGGTAACACCTGATAGCGTAACTTGCGTATTGTGGTTATGCGTTGGTGCAAATGTAATCCCTGCTTCATCGTCCTCTATGTCGCGCAAAGCAATTCTAAAGGCGTTAGTATCTAGCTGATAAGTTGTACCAGATACTAATGTAAGAAAGAACTTAGGTACAAATATCACCTTAGTCAGCCAATCTATAGATAGCCCTGTCTGATAATAACCAGACGCTACATAACCAGACGCAACATAATGTTGTGCCATCTAATTATCCCCAAAAGTTAGGAGAGCGGTTTTTAGTACCTACGTTCGTAGTCTGATAGTGTAGGTCAACAAAGTGTAAGAACGGAGCTGGAACACCCCCACCACTGACCGTCATATTATTAGCACTCAGATACACGCGACACATCAATACTGCATCAGGTTCCATAATATCTACATCAAACGCTGTTGCACTCTCTGTTGCTGCTGTCATTGATGTTTCAGCGACCATGTGTTGATATTGAGTGGTGCTTGCATTCTGTGTTGCCGTAATCAGTTTAGTTGCTGAGAAAGCCGCTTGATTATGTCCTTTTGCGTAACTTAACTCAAATGTCCAACTTACTGAGCCACCTGTAACTGTTGTACCGTTATGTGACCAATGAGCGTGAATGAATATCTCAGACCCCATCACATAGTCGTGCGGCATATGAAACTCAATAAACGCTTCATCATTCACATCAAACTGTCTAGCGTGGATATTACCTTGGTAGGCTGTGAATGTAGGTAAGGTAGCTGGCGTGCTTGTATCAGTATGGATGGTTGAGTGTAAGTCATGCCAAGCATAAGTAGGTGTTCCTAGAGAATCTACCTTGATACCACTGTTCTGAGTTTTAGGAACTTGTAGAGCTACCCCATCACGTAAGTCCGTAAAGTTCGTATCTAGTTCAGCCCACGTTACTTCTGAGCCTTTACCTGCGCGTGTTGTGATTGTCATATTTATTCATCCGATGTCATTAGCACAGTAGATTCAAAGCCTGCGCTTGTTGTTGTGCCTGATATTGAATTAGGCTTGTATAGCGTACCGTCTGCTACTGTTGCCCTGCGTACTGTTCCTGTAATAGCGTTACTTGCATACTGTGTAGTTCCTGTAAGCACACCTGAAGCATTAGTTAAGCCCTCTAAAACTATATTACCGCCTACATCTGTAGTAATCCTTATCCTAGCGTTCTGTACTGCTGCAAGAGTTGAACTATCTAATACAGTTATTGTTACTGGAACTACATCTAACGGATATTGATAATCTTGTGCGGTAGTCGTACTTGCGGTAGTAAAATAAACATACTGAATAGGTGTAGTATTACCTGTTTGAGTCCTTATTTTCAAACGCAACTTAAAACCTTTGCTTGCATCTATCACTAAGTAGGAAAGCATTGTTCCAAGCACTGTTGCGGTTCTTCTTACGCCGCCCGTGACGCTAGTCCAACCATTGCCATTATTAAGGTCGCAATCTGCTTCGTACTCATAGTTTCCAGCAGTGCCACCCCCCATTATCATTGCTGTATCGGGAAATGCAGTATGTCCAAGCATGTATTCTGGCATCTCAAAGGTAGCGGTCATCCCTATAGTTGGCATATATAAACCACCAGCAGAAGTAAATGCAGCTCCGCCTGATAAACTAACCTGTGATGCGGTAGATGCTGTAGGCTCATTCATAAATATTGCTATGCGACCAGCAGTCGTCTGTGTAAAACCATCACGCCAATGCGTACCATATACAGAGGTCTGCGCTGTCAGCGCACCTGTACCGCCCATACCTTTACGCACCATATTTAAGCAAGCCATTACATCAGCATTATCGCCATAGTCGCCAAATACGTTTTCCTCGGTAATGCGTGTGCATGAGTTGTCACCTGTCATAATACCTGTACGTGTATTGGATACATACACGCGCTGTACTTTTACATCTTGCGCCGCACTTGCTACGGTATAAATTAAACCACAAGCGTTAGCTGAACCCATTGTCACTGGGCTTACTCTAGTACCAATATTACGTAGCTTAATGTTAGCCGCTGCGCTTGATACTGCAAGCAAAGCGGTATAAGGGTGCGTGTTGGTCACAGGCATTGTTAAGCCCGAAAACGTACAATTTGAACTGCTTGCAGTAGCGTTCCATACCGTACCTGTATAAGTCGTCGTCGTTGTGCCCGACACAACTTCAATATACTTTGTGTTAGTAACGGTGATATTGGTACAAGTAGTAAATACCATTGCGCCTTGAATGATTGTTGGGTCAGTCCATACGCAGTTTTGTAAACGTGTGCCGTTTAGTGAATAGGTTGTATTGTTTCCTCTAATCGTATTGGCACGAATCGTATCGCGCACAAAGGTGAACCCTGCCATATCAGTAAGCGTATTGATATGTGCGCCTGAAGCCGCCATTGAAACACGCGCCCAAACGCAATCAGTGAATGTGCCGCCAGCAAAACAGGTTGCAATGGTAAGCGGTGACATTAAAAGCGCAGTAGTTGGTTTGTTGCCTACCCCAACTTTAGTAAATGTCATCGGTGAAGCGACTTCTGAAAGTGATATCCCATCGACAAAGCCGCTATTTGACACATTGCAGCTATATGCCTGTGACACAGATAAATACCATGCCATGTTGCATTTATCAATCTCAAGTACACCTCCACCAGTACAGGTGAAGTCATAACGTGTTGCGATTGTCGCGTTTGGTATGACGTTTGCCGTTCTTGCCGCAGTAGTGTTGTTCTCAAAGAATATATTAGGAACGACCACCTTACGCCCTGCAGTTGGTGTGTGTCCATTAGTAGCTGCGCCTGAGTTACCAATACGCACTAAACCAGTATTATCAACCCATACGACCTTGCCACGTGCTGCTTCTGTACCTGTTGTTGTCGTTGTGCCTGCATTAGCCCAAAACTCATAATCACCAGCACCAGCCGTAGCTTCAATGAAAACGCCAGCCAAATAACGCGCTGCGCCATTGTTTGGACATTGCATAGTTTGGTTGCTTGTGCCTGACGTAGTGCCAAGCTCAAACCATTCACCAGTAACGCGAAATACACCTAGTCGGTTTGCATTGATTGTGCCAGATTCATCACCGTTTACTTCAATGAAGCCACGGATTGCCGCGCCATTAGCTGTAAGTGTAAACCCTGCGTAAGTACCGCTTGTAATTGTGCCGGGTGTACCACTTGCGTTGGTGACTTTAAGCCAACCTGACGCGCCTGTTGTTGCTGGCGCGGCTGTAAGCGCTGTGTAAATGCCAACGGTATTACAAGTAACGCCGCCTATTGTGATTTGTGTGCCAAGCGTAAGCGTACCACTGCCACCAGTAAACGGAATCATCCATACTTTTGTCGCATCAATATGAATGTCACCACCTTTAGAAGCATTGATGGTTAGGTTTCCCCATGTTGTCGATGTAGTTCCCGACAAACCATAACGGCTGTCTTGGTCAATGGTAAGTTTGAATCCGTTTGTATCAACGGTATCACCACCAGTACGTGCAGTAGCAACACCCCAAATACCAGCATTGCCGATATCTCGTAAATTTGCGTTAGCGGCTAAAGTAAAAGCGGTCAATTAATTAACCCAATCTAACGATAAACACTTCTGCGTTAAACATCTTAGCTTCGTGTAGGTATGCCTCTTGCGGAATGAGCCCTGCGCTTTTTAGGTCATCGCCTAAATACATCCAATTCTGAGTATTAAGGTAGTCTTGCATTTGCGTCATAGGCACGGCATTCGTTACCGCATCAATATCTAACTGTGTCCAGCCTTCAGGAATTACAAACAGAAATCCACTCATACTACTCTCCTCACTGTAATACCAGCCGCTTGCATCTCTGCAAGAATCGGGTCTTCTTTAACTTTAATAACAACGCGACTACCCATTACATCGTTAGCCACATTAACACCTACATTCTCTACTTCTTGACCATTCCAAAATACTTTACATTCTGGGGTATTCGCCCCAACAATGACTAAACTGCCTTGTGTTGTTTCCATGATTAATCCTTATGCGTCTGATACGCTTGATATAGTCGCTGAACCGCCTGTACTTCCTAGTGAGCCTGTAGTTGCTGCTGGTTTGATTGAATCTGAATATGTTGATGGAGTACCTCCAAATCGAGCAGATACATATAGTGTCTGTGCGCCACCTGATTGAATCGTATTAAAGCTGATTGAAGAACCTGTAGCCGCAGCATCAATGTATGCAATGTAAATGTTTGCGCCAATAGGAGCTGTGTTAGTGCTGAAATTGTGAGAGGTAATCGTAAATGTTTTAGTACCTGTATTTACCGCACTATACGGATGGCTTGTATATCGACCATCTGTACGTTGAATACGAATCGTACCTGTAGCTGGTGTGTTAGCAGGGATAGCTTCATCCACCTGTACTGAGGTGACTGCTGCACCGTTTAATAGTGCTGTGTTTGATAACTGGTCAACTTTAATACCGCCAGAACCATTTTCAGGTGCAACTAATACGCGCCAACCGTTAGCTACACCATTCACTGTAAAAGTTACATTGTTTGGAGGTTGCCGAGTTGTACCATCTAGAGCAGTAATCTTATCGTTAACTGCTAAGTCAGCATATTCTAATGAGAAGCCATACGCACCTACTAATGATGATCCTGTTGATTGACCGCACATTGGAGTTGATACTGGTTTAGCTACTGATGGAGTACCTGCCCCTGCTGTAACTGAACCACCGCCAACGGTAATCAATTGACCTGCTGTTGGAGCTACTCCAGTTAGTAATTGAATCCATAGCTTAGTCGCTGTTGCTGCGCTGTCTCTAGCTAATACTTGACCAGTACCGCCTGACCATGTTGCTACAACACCTTCTGCAATCGTACTTACGCGAGGTGTAGTCACTGAAACCTCGTGAGTAATACCTCTGAATAACTGACCTGCTAACCCATAAAGTGTTGCTGTTTCACCGTTACGAGTAAAGTGCTTTATCTTCTCGTAGAAGGTGTTAATTGAGTTCGCACCACGATTCCATTCTGAATAGTAGAATTCATTAACAGTATCATTATTTACGTCAATAGCTTTATAACCTGCAGTTACGTTAGTTACGTCTGCTAAACCTGCGATAGTTCCGATTGCTGTTACGTTATTCAAGTCATTTGAGTAGGTTAATGGAACTGAGTTCTTACCACGCCCTGTTGAAGGAATACGGAACTCTGAGTATGTCTTACCCCACTCACGAGTAGTAAAGATAAGTGAACCATTATCAATAAGAGAGCCAGCAGACTTCACTTTAACCATGAATTGCATGGCTAGACCGTTTGCTTCGTCTGGGTTGATACCGTTGAATGATTCACCACTTGGAGTGTTATTCCAGAACTTGTTAGTCAATACTACGTTGTTCTGAATTACGTTTACTACTACACCTCTATTGGCAATGATAGAGATACCGTCATAAATGACTTCTGTACCTCCAGCACCTTGAATAATCGTACCGCCATAAATAAACTCACTAGCTGGTGTTGCATAAGCATCATCAAGTTCAAAACCGTTGAGTAGCTGAATGATTGTATCGAACTTTTTATCTGTAGGGTTAGCTACTGTAATATCAATAAAGTCATCGGCAGACATAGTGCCATCATCTGCTCTATCTTGTAAGAAACGATGTAACTCTAAAACTGTAACGTAGTTAGCTGTAGCAGAGCCGTGTGCACCACCAATATAACGAATCTTTTTATCGTTTCTTATTTCCCACTTGGTTGAGTCTAATGCCATAATAATTCCTTTATATTTATTAAAGTATATTCTTTAATAAATTAGTTAATTTAAGAATAACTATAAGTTAATCTATTATCCCATATATTATCTAGTAACTCATTGCCATCTGCCCAAGTTTCTTGATAATTATTTGGTGATACTTCCACGCCTTTTAATATTTTCCAAGTAGCAGTGGTTGTATTTGAGCCATTAGACCAGCCTTTGTAATACGTACTTGCTTCTGAAGTTCCGTCATAGCGTCTATACGGAGGTTGATCAGGGGCTACAGTTATCACTGTAGTAATGTCATCTAATATAGTTCTTAAAGCTGCTGCATTTAATGTACAAGATACAATACTTGAACCAGACAAACTAATAGGGGTAGGGTCAACATCGTTGTAAACATTACCCTCTAATGTTGCATGGATTGTTTTTCTTATTATAGTAATTGATCCATCAAATGCACCAATTCCTTCCTCCCTATTACCGTTTGCATCTTTTATAGAATACCAAACATCTCCCATAGGGATAGCTCTACTAAATTCAGTAAAGCCATCAACACTTCCTGTGAGAGTTAAATCATCATATCT